CACCAGACGCCTGTCTACGACCACGCCGGCTCTCTCCTCTGTCGCGCACCCCGCGATCGCGTGGAAAGCCTTCTAGCCACCAAGAACGTGGATCCCTGTATTAAGGGCGATTGCCTTCGGTCACTTCGCTACCGCGGACCCGACCCGGCGCTCAGTTTGGAGGGCTCTCACCACAAGCGCGGTATCGGCGCCCCCCACAAGAACGAAAGCTACTTCAATCCCAAGGGCTGCTGGCACCTCGACCGCATCCCGGAAAAGTACCGCGATTATTTCGTTCAAGTACTCAGTGATCGCATGTATGCCGTTGAAAAGACGTAGCATGGCGGAGGGAACTAAAAAAGCACAGCAGCAAATGTTCCTCGAAGCCTATGTCGTGTGTGGCACGATTATGGGCGCCTCGCGTGCCATCGATATGCGGGACACCAATCACTACGATTGGATGAAAGACCCGGATTACGCCGCGGCTTTCGCAGATGCCGAGAAACGTGCGATCGCCCACCTCGAGGCCGAGCTCTTCAACCGCGTCTACCAGGGCACTGACGAACCGGTTATCTACCAGGGCGAGCTCTGCTACCAGAAAGACAAGGCCGGCCGTAAGACCGATAAGCCTCTAACCATCAAGCGTAAAAGCGACACGTTGCTTATATTCGCGCTAAAGGGAAAGAAACCAGAGGTTTACCGGGATACCCTGAACAGCAACGTTAACGTCACAGCTAACGTGCAAACTAACGTTCGCATCGACCTGGACAAGATACCGGAGCAGGACCTGAACTATGTCATCGCTACTCTCGAGGCTGCCCGAATTCAAGAGCCCGGAGGAACTACTGGAAGCAGCCTACCAGGCCCGAGCGAGACGCCAGAGAAAGAAACTTGAGTACTTTTTTCCGTCCGAGGGCCCATATCGAAGAGAACTCTATCCGAAGCACATGCAGTTCTTCGCGGCCGGCGGAACGCACGAGCCGATCCCGGGCTGCTGCCCTCCTGAGTGCGATGGCACAGCCCACAAAGAACGTCTGTTCCTTGCCGGCAACAGAACGGGAAAAACTGAAGCCGGCGCTTATGAAACGACGCTGCACCTCACGGGCAAGTATCCAGCGTGGTGGACCGGCAAGCGGTTTGATAAGCACATTAAAGCCTGGGCTTGTTCGGACACGTCGAAAACGCTGAAGGGGGTCCTTCAGGAGAAGTTCCTGGGGTCGCCCAGTAAGCGTGGAACCGGCATGATTCCCGCCGACGATATTGTCTATACAACTAACAAGGCCGGCGTTGCAGAAGCGGTGGACACGATTTACGTGCGGCATGTTTCCGGTGATGTCTCGAGTGTTCAGCTAAAAAGCTACGAGGAAGGTGCGGCCAGCTACTACGGAAGTTCGATCGAGGTTGGCTGGGCAGATGAGGAACCGCCACTTTCCATCTGGACAGAAATGCTTGTGCGTACTATGGACACTAACGGGATTTGCATGTTGACCTTTACTCCATTACAGGGACTAAGCGAAGTGGTGCTCAGCTTTCTGCCGGATGGCGCACAGCCCAAGGTGACAACGGAGTGACAGCGCTGTCAGCGTATGCCATAGCGATATGGCGTTGGTGGCCGGAGATTCTGTTGTGGCCGATGCGTAAGCGCGGTCCAGTAGATCTCAGTGACTGTTATGCTACGGGCGCAAAGCAAAAGAAGCCGAAATAGTCGAGAGCACCAGAGCACGGGAGCGAGCCACAAGCACCGAGAGCACTGATGTAGCCGAGCGAGCCGTGAAAGTAGAGAGCACCGATCAGTAAGAGCGAGCCATGGCCTTGGAGAGCACCGGATAAGGAGAGCGAGCCGGGCTACACGAGAGCACCGAGGCTGCAAAGCGAGCCAAGTCAGGAGAGCGCACCGGAATAGTTGAGCGCCGCGCTAAAGCGAAGAGCCGTCACGCAGGATAGTATCGTACCCAGTGAGCGAACCGCCGTCTCGGAGAGTACCGTGCATGCGGAGTGAGCCGACCTTAAGGAGAGCACCGGATTGTCCGAGCGAGCCATAATCGCGGAGAGAACCAAAGAGCGGAAGCGAGCCGTGTCTGCAGAGAGCGCCGGAGCAAGGAAGCGAGCCGCACTCACTGAGAGCACCGAACGTAGAGAGCGAGCCGCTGGAACTGAGGGCATCGACAGCACAGAGCGAGCCGTACCTGCGGAGAGCACCGCGCTAACTGAGCGAGCCATAGCCCCGGAGAGCACCGAAAACCGCGAGCGATTCGTTCTGAAGTAGGCTTATCTCGTGAGTGCCAACATCGAAGCTGTTCAGAAGTTATCGCGGGACCTTCGCGCAGCCGCGAAATTGATGGGCGTACGCGAAGCCAGATACTTCGTGGACACGTATTATGACCTGCAGGATTATAGAATTGCCGCGTCAAATCAACAGCGCAAACTGCTCGAGGGCGAGGAGCCATCCGAATTCATTACCTGGCTCAATGGCCAACTAGTGGTGCTCGAGAATCAGATCAAAGGCGTGCTCGACAAGTGGTCGGCAGCGCAGCCGATGGGAGAGTGGAGCCGTGCGGTAGTCGGAATTGGCCCGGTTATCTCAAGTGGACTGATTGCCAACATCGACATCACTAAAGCGCCGACCGTAGGACACATCTGGCGGTTCGCCGGCTTGGATCCCACTACGAAATGGGAGAAGGGCAAGAAGCGACCCTGGAACGCGTCCCTTAAGCGGTTGTGCTGGCTGATGGGTGAGAGTTTCGTCAAGGTAAGCGGCAACCCCAATGACATCTACGGCAAGCTGTACCTTGAGCGCAAGGCGTACGAGCAGAAGCGCAACGACAGCGGAGAGTTGGCCTCGCAAGCAGCGGAACGCCTGACACAGGCGAGAGCGAAGAAGTTGGATGCCGGTCTGATCAAACTGTTTGAATCCGGCAAACTGCCTGCAATGGCGTTGCACGAGCGGGCGAAGCGTTGGAGTGTGAAGCTGTTCTTAGCTCACTATCACGATGCAGCTTACCGGCTGCATTACGGGACGGCGCCGCCGTTGCCGTATGCGATTGCCCATCTAGGTCACGCGCATGTAATCAAGGGGCATTGGTAGCACAAGTGACAGCCGAAGAGCGGGAAGCACAGAGACGGAGTTTTGCGTATGGGAACACGCATATCGGCAACCCGCGAATCACCCGTGAGTTAGTCGATGGCCAGGCAGACTCTATGGACAGGAAGAAAAAGCAACTCCGGGTGACGGTATCGCGAGTGGTGGTTAAGCCTGACTATACGGACGTACACCTGACCTACGGGCGTAGTCTCGGGCTGGGCACGGTGCGGCTACACACGGAAGATTTCGCCGATTTTATCGAAGGGCTGCGTCTAGGATTCAAAGATATTGTAGTTACGCAAGCGAAGTCACTAACCGAAAAGGAGTAACCCAAGTCATGGTTGCAAAGAAGACAGTTATCGTTGCCAGGCCCTTCAAAGACAGGGAAGGCAAAGACCACCGCATTGGCGAACGAATCGAAGTGGATCCCGATTACGGGCAGGAGCTCGAGCGCGAAGGGAACGTACACCCGGAGCAGCCGATCGCCGGCCAGCCACCCAAGGCTGAACCCAAGTAACAGCCCTGAAGCAAAGGAGGGGGATAATGGATTTAATTCAACTGCTTATCGTGTTAATTATCGTTGGGGTTGTTTTATATTTCGTTAATAATTATCTCCCTCTCGATGCTCCGATCCGGATGCTGATCAACGTGGTGGTGGTGATCATTCTGCTGCTGTGGCTGCTCGGATTGTTCGGCTATGGCCGGTACAACGTGGGGGTACCTCACGTTGCGCGTTGACCGATCCATCTGGGACCTGATCAAGAGTCCGTCTTGGTTGTGGGTGATGCTGGCCGGCGCCGGGATGTGGGCTGCCTGCTTGTACCTTGCGTGGCTCGCGTGGCGTTAATCTGGTTGTGCGTCGAAGCGATTCGATAGCTTAAATCAGAAGGAGGCGCGAAGCCGCTTTCCGCGGGATATGGGAGCTTACGTCGTAGAAAATAGCCAAAGAATCGAGAGCAAGAACAATAGCCCCGTCCGACAGCGGGGTTATTGTATTTATA